GCATCGACCCCGGCTTTCATGCCTTTGAACTTGCTGAGTCTGGGTCTGCCCATGTTAAACATCATGTTTGCAATGATGTGCTGACACTCTTCGGGCAGGTCATCGAAGTCAGGGTACAATACTTTGCACTCATCGATGGTCACCGCCATGTCCAAAGTGAATAGTTGTTTGACTCGTTCCTGTTCAACGACTGTGCCTACAGGCTTGCCATACTCTTCATCTGACTCAGTAATTAAATGACCGATTCCTGTCGTTGGCAGACCAAGGTGGTCGAGATAAATCTCGTACTTACATCCTTCATCTTCCGCGATCTCTTCGCGTAGTTTGTCCTTGTTCATCATACATTTCCTGTTGCTTGTAAGTTTTTAAGAGCAGCAACCGGATTGCCTCCTCCGGCAAGCTGCTGTTGAAGCTGTGGGTTGTTAGCGGCAGAAAGGGTGCGGGAGCCGCCAAGGGGTGCGACCCCCGCTTGCGCTGCGGACGGAGGAGCGCCAGCAGCAGCAACTTGTTGGGTCGGTGCTATTGTAGGTGCCTGTGACACAGGTTCAAGGTCCAAGGTGGGAGTTTCTTCAACCTGTGGCTCCACAGGTTCACCTAATCTACGTTGACGAAACTCACTTTTCACAGCGTTGATTTCTTCAAGAGGCAGTTGATTTCCATAGCTGCGAACACGTTTCTTTATTTCTGTGCTAGGACTAAAGGGTATATATCTACCTTGCATTAACGCGCCGACGTTAGCTACTTTATTCTTTTTTAGAGCACGTCTAATTTCTGCATCTGATAAACCAGACTTTCGCATGTTTTGAATTGTTCTGTACATTTCATTTGTGATACGGAATCGAGCTTCATTTGCATCTCGATAGGTTTGAATTGCATCTTCAGGATCTAGCGTCCCTCTTGTTGAAACAGCAGAGTTAAATATTTGCGAAGCACTTTGTAAAGATCTTCCGTACTCGAATCCTCTATACATCAGCACATTTTCTGGCTTGACCTGAGTCTCAGTAACGCCACTCAATGCACGAAATATTTCTTGCGCTATCATTCTTTCGTTGCCTGCTGGATCAACCGTGTTCTCTGCAAAGGCTCGAGTCATCCTTCCCATCTCTATGCCCGGAGCCTGTGTTCCTTTTTTCTGAGCCTTTACATCAAAAAATAATTTAGCTCCCCCCGGAACAAAGGCACTGCTGATGTGCGCCATGCTTTTGAAAACAATGTCTCCGGGCGTGTCAGCTTCATCTCGATAAACTTTTGCTCCCGTTCTCGTTACCCCTCCACGGATGGTAGTATCCAATAGACGTTCTGTAAGAATGGACTCGCTTCCGAAAGGCTCGAACATTTCTTTCATGGCTCCAAGCACAGCATCTGTAGCAATCTTACCTGTGTCAGATCCCAAGTCCTCACCTTTACTGACAGCATTCAGTATGGCACGAGCAGGTTTGTTTAGATATGAATAAGGGTTGGTATAACTATAGTTAACATATCCTGTAATTTGATTTTTACCGTCGGCACCAACTTTCGTACTGGTTGGTAATAATATAGAACTTTGCTCCCAAGGAGCGCCATTCTCGCGGATAGCATCTATTTGTTCTTGTGTTGTGCCCGTAAGATCAAGAGCCATCTTTTGCATGGCTGTAGGCACCACCATTGTAGTGGTTGTGAATCCCATCAAACGACGTATTCCAATCTCACGGATCTTTGGATTTGTGCTGGCGATTTCATCCAATGCTTGTTTGAATGTGTTTGCACTCGTGCGTAATATTTCTGCCGGGAATGCAATGAAATTACCGATTGGTAGCTTGCGAAGTCCTTTAATAAATTCAGGAACACGCTCATAGTTGGGCACAGTATTTTTTACAATGTCTGCGGCATACTGATCTAGCGCCTCTGCGGCTGCTCTGTTGGATGGCACACCGTTGGCTGTGGCCTCCTGCATTAAATCAACAAATTTTTTATCACCAAGAATTGCTCGAGCAGCTACATTAGCATTACCACCAAAGGCGGATAAAAGTTTATTGCGCTCAAACTCAAAGTTGTAAACCTTCCAAACGTCGTCACCACCTTGATACAAATCTCGAAGACGCTTGTTGATGCTGGTCAAAAACATACCAGGTTTACCACGTTTAAATTTTTGACTTAACTTACCGCTGGTTGGTATTCCAAGAGGGTCATCAACTGCACCTTTTGTTACGCCATAGCCCATAGAAATTAGATTATCAATCTCTCGAAGCTGAGACTGTGTGCCCACAACACCCATGCGTTGTAGATTTTTAAAATAACTAGCTTTATCAGGACGTTTTACAATGTCTTTCCAAACAGTGCCTATGGAATCAAACAAGTTAGCGCCGGACCCCACGTTGCCTTGCGCCAGAGCAAACAAACTAGATGACGTGAAGTTTCTAATTTGTGTAACAGGAGACAGAACAGTTGCTCCGTATTGAGTAATACCTTTGCCTCTTAAAAAAGCAGAGTATGATGATCTTAAAACTTGAGAGAAGTCGTTTGTGTTGGCGTTAGTCTGCATAGTTAGATCTTTATAGACATTATTTTTTGCAAAAACTTGTCCTTGTAAAGATCCAAAACCCTCTCCAAGTTCTGAATAACCTTGTTGAACCGCTCTTGGTAGTCTGTCAAAAGCAGCTTTTGATATGAACATACCAGATGTATCATCAAGTAAATTTTGACCAATAAATTTATAAAATCTATCGGTTGCAACAAACTCAGCCATGTCTGCAACAGTTGTTGTTAAAGCTTCAATCGGATCCTTAACCTCTCCCATTAGACGACGAAGCATTTCATTGTTGGCCTGTCTGCTTTTAAACAAACCTGTGCGTAGTCTGTTCGTCGCAACTCTTTGAGACATGCCTATGCCGGGGGACTTTGAATAACGTCCGGTGTATTGACTCACGAAATCATCAGTCAACCGTGTGGCTGCGTCTCGAGACAGCACTTCTCTTCCGCCCTCAGTTAAGATATCCACTCCTTCTTCTAACTGAGATCCACCAACACGAATTTCTTCGGCTATATTCTTTGCGGCACCTGGGTTGTTCATGAAATATTCAATCGTATCTGCTCTGTTTTGATTGAACGCTTCAGACCCGACGTAGTTCTTGTCTTCAAATATCTTGTACCTACGGCGTAAATATGAACCAATGTTTTCTTGTATTGTGTTTACCGCTTCAGCTTCTTTTCCAACAAGACCCTCACGAGCCAAATAATCAGAGCCTTGTATTTGTTTTGATAGACGATCGACTTGAACTCTTGCTTTACGAGCAGCAGTCTGTATTTGTGGAGGCAACAATTTTAAAGGTGCAACTCCCTCAGTGGCGGCTCTCTCTAAAAACACCTCATCCTTCGTTAGATAAGAATAAAGTTCATTTAGCACTTCCTGTTTTGTTAAAGGAGATGCGCCATCCAGTCCTTGTTCTGCTCCTTTAAGAGCCGAATTTATTGAGTCCTCAAGTTCAAGAATTGTTCTAGAAACTTGTCCTAGTTCTGCATCTACTTCGCCTTTGATTCTGCTTCTGGACTCCGCTGCCTCTTGAGAGAGATTGCCACGAAACCTGAAGGATGCAAGGAAACCATCGAGGAGAGGATGCTGTTCTGCTAATTGTGAAACTTTAGAACTTATAGCCTCGCCACCAGCAACAGCGGCTCGTGCTACAGGTGCAGCCACGGGTGCAGCCACCACGGACACACCTTTTCCTGCATAACCAAGTGCTTTTAACACAGGATCTACCGCAGCAGTAGCGCCTCCTGCTTCAAGACCAATCTTTAGTTTGTTGCCTATTTTAGCTGCGGCTGCTTCACGGCCTTCAAGACCAACGGTATCTGTTGTCTGTGTTATACCACCACCAAAAAAATCACCTATGGTTGTCACCCCATCTGTAGCAACGACGGCATCTGTAACTCCAGCCGCACCTATCTGTGATGCTTTCTGAGCAACTTTGGACATATTCTTCACACGTCCAAGTCTACCAACAACACCCGCTGCACCAAGGCCGGGGATAACAAACTGTGTAACAACTTCAGCTATTTCACCTGCGGCTCCTTCAGGATCAATGCCGCCCATTTCACGAACGGTGTTCGCAAAGTTTGTAACGTCTTGCGTGTAGTTAGTATCTAAAGCTAGATCTACAAGAGATGTTCCAGTTTCAGCAATGCCTTGTGGTATGGCAATCAAACCGGAAGCGATGCCTTCAGCAATTTCTTGCGTGGTAGACTCTTTGTCCTCTTCTTCTGCTTGTAGAGGCTGATTCTGAGTCATGTAATTAGAGATGTAATCGGCGGCTTGTTCCTGCGTAGTTCCCTCTGGAAACTCGAAGTCAGTCCCTTGATACTCGAAAGTTACGGGCGGCATGACTACCCCCTTACTTTTGTTTTAAGTCAGATGGGTTAACAACCACTTTGTTGTTTTGACCTTGACCCTGCTTTGATACGTCTATCCCAAACATTGCTTTAATTGCTGCGTCAAGGGTGCCAAACTCACTAGTTGAACCTTTCAGGTTAGACGCTAGGATCCTGGCTTGATCGGTGGATAGAGCAGGATATTGTCTAGCTATAGAGATTGTTAGATCATCTGTATCAGTGGAAGTTCCGGCTTTAGTCTGTAAGTATATTTCAAGTGGTGTTTTCCCACTACCTTTAGCCATTGCTTCTATAAGTCTCTGTGTATCACCCGGCATCGCTGCAATTTCTTTTCGTGCTTGAATTTCATCAGCTTTTAAATCACGTCTAAAGTCACGCTCTTCCGCAAGCTCTCTAGCGCGAATCTGAGCAGCCTTTTCAGCAGTGATTTCTTCCCCAACTTCTTTAGCTGCCATCAGCTTCAGAGCTTTCTCTTCTTTTGTTGCAGCTTTAGCAGCTTCGCCAGCAGCCTCACCGTAGCCAGCCAGACCTTTAGCCAGACCCGTTGCAATGTTTGTCATTGCGTCACCGCTTTGTCCGGCGGCAATCATGAGGCCAGTCATCATTAGGTTGTACGAAGCATCGGTGCGTATGTCTTTGGCTTTGTCCTCACCCAAAAGTTCTTTGAGCATCTCATAGCGCTGTTCTGTACGCTCTTTGCGTGTGCCTTTAATGTTGAGTGCTTCATCAACAGCATCAGCTTTTTTCTTGTTTGAACCTTTTCCGTCAAGAACTTCGTTTATCTGTGGAAACAAAGTGCTTGGATCTGTAATCAGCGCAGTCGCAGCATCTTCAGCGGCTGGCTTGTTAGTTTCAGCGGCTGCTTTAGGAAGATCTCCAGACGGCCTATCAGGGAAGTCA